CAATCTATAACAGGAGTAGGACATCAGCCAGATATGATCTGGATTAAAAAAAGAGACGGATCGGCAGATAGTTCACTTATGGATTCAGTTAGAGGAGTTAGAAAATCTTTAACTACAAATAATGCTGAAGCTGAATATACAGAAACAGCAGCCTTATCTTCCTTTGATAGTGATGGTATTTAGTTTTGATGGTTCAGGATTTGACCACGTAAATACAAGTAATGATTTTGTAGCTTGGAATTGGAAAGCAGGAACAACATCAGGAATTTCAACAGACGGAGAAACAGATATTACTCCATCAGGTTATTCATTTAATGCTACAAGTGGTTTTAGTATAGTTAAGTATACCGGAACAGGAACATCAGGAGAAGGAGTACCTCATGGCCTTGGAGCAAAACCACAATTTATAATTGTTAAAAGAACAGACACTAGTGGTGCATGGACAGTATTTACTCAACAGACTTTAAATACAAGTAATGCAACTAAATTTTTTGAAATGCATAATACGGATGCAGAAGCAACCAACACTAATAGATGGAATGGTTGGCAACCAGATACAGTTAATTTTTATTTAGGGAACGCTGCTGAAGTTAATGCTAGTGGCGGTACTTATGTTGCTTATGTTTTTGCAAGTAAAGATGGCTTTAGTAAACATGGAAGGTATACCGGGAACGCCGATAGCGACGGACCGTTTTGTTTTACTGGCTTTCAGCCGTCCTTTGTAATTGTTAAAAGAGTTGATAGTGCTGATACTTAGTTTTTATTAGATGGAAAAAGAGATACTTATAATCCAGCAAAACATTGGTTAATGGCAGATAGTAGCGGTGCTGAACAAACTTCTCCTATATTTTTTGATATGTTGAGCAATGGGTTTAAACAAAAAGGAACCGGTGGAGGTAACAATGCTTCTGGTGGAACCTATATTTACATGGCTTTTGGCCAGAGTATAGTTGGTTCAAATAACGTTCCAGCAACGGCAAAATAAGGGATAAATATAAACATGGCAACACCAACAACAAGAGAACAGTTAAAAGAATACGCTTTAAGAGCATTGGGTCAACCTGTTATAGAAATTAACGTTGACAATGATCAATTAGAGGATAGACTTGACGAAGCTTTACAATATTATTCTCAATATCATATGAATGCAATAAGAAGATGTTATTTGAAATATCAATATACACAGGCAGATTATGATAGAATCGTCACTAATGGAGACGTATCAGAGTCACAAACTAAAAACTCGGTAACTACAACATGGAAAGAAAATGCAAATTATATCGTAGTTCCAGAATCAGTTATATCTGTCACTAATATATTTCCTTTTTCAAGTAAAGGAAGTTTAAATTTATTTGATGTAAGATATCAGATGAGATTAAATGATCTCTATGATTTTTCTTCAACATCGGTAGTTAATTATGATATAGTTATGAGACAATTGGATTTTTTAGATCATATATTAGTAGGTGAAAAGCCATTAAGATTTAATCAAAACGATAACAAACTATTCATTGATATGGATTGGAAAGAAGATTTACAAGTTGGTGAATATTTGGTAATAGATTGNTTTAGANAATTAGATCCAGAAACATTTACAGATGTATATAATGACCAATGGTTAAAAAGATATGTCACAACACTATTTAAAAAACAATGGGGAGCAAACCTGTCTAAATTTAACGGCGTTGCTATGATAGGTGGTGTGACTCTTAACGGAGGCCAAATATATTCTGAATCACTACAAGAGTGTGAAAAATTAGAAACAGAAATACGTACAACGTTTGAAGAGCCTCATAACTTCATAATAGGGTAAACAATTATGGTAGTAATGAATCCATACTTTCAGCACGGAGATGGGATCGGAAATGCATCCGAGAAATATCTATACGAAGATTTAATCATAGAAGGATTAAAAATATATGGTAATTTAGTTTACTATATGCCGAGAGATATTGTAAACAGAGATTTAGTATTAGGCGAAGACGTTAATAGTAAATTTAAAAATGCTTTTCCTATTGAAATGTATTTTGAAACTACCGAGGGATTTGCTGGTCAGCAAGAATTAATCAATAAGTTCGGATTAGAAATTAGAGAAGATACTACATTGATGGTATCTAAAAGACGTTTTCATAATAAAGTAGACGTTAGAACAACATTAAACGTAAAAGGTAGACCTAACGAAGGAGATATTATATATTTTCCTTTAATGAATAGTTTTTTTGAGATTCAATTTGTTGAAGATCAGGAACCATTCTTTCAATTAGGAAATTTACCAGTTTACAAATTAAGGGTTACACGTTGGGAATACTCAAACGAAGGATTGGATACTGGAGTACAAGGCATTGACGATAAAGATGAAGCTTATTCTACAAACTTATTAGTAGATAGAATACATTTAGAAGATGGCAAAGGCACTATTCAACTTGAACAAGATGATGAATCTTCAGGTAATGCTAACTTCTTAATTAATGAAAGTTATGATAGTACAAAGGTTACGGTTCAAACACAGTCTACATATGCACAAAATTTAGATTTAGATACAGCGGCTGGCTTTGATACAGCTAGTGTTGCTGATGATGTGTTAGACTTTACAGAAAGAAATCCATTTGGGGAGGTAGATGAAGTATGAGAGACGTAAAAGGTTTAATATCTTACACAAGTAAACAAGCCAAAAAATTAAAAGATTTACAATTATTTAAAACATTAAAAAATGAAGTAGTAGCTGGTGCAAACGGCACGTTTGATTACGTTTTTAAAAAAGGTAAAAATACTGGCAAGACTCATAAGACAAAGGAAAAATAATAAATGTTCGGCACACCGTTTTATAATGAAGGATTAAGAAAGATTATTATTGCTTTCGGTCAACTATTTAATAATATAGTTATTGAAAGTAAGAATAAGGATACTGGTGCCGTATTACAAAGAATAAAAGTACCTTTAGCATATGCGCCTAAAGAAAAATTTTTAGTTAGATTAGACCAACAAGCAGATTTAGACGACAGATCATTTGCTGTCACTTTACCTAGAATGGGTTTTGAAATATCAGGTTTATCATATGACCCTACTAGAAAGTTAACTAGAATGCAAAAGATTAAACATGAGAAAACTCCTTTGACTAGAGACCAAAGGGTTGCTCTAATGGATCAGGTAGCAATGGAAGATGACAGTGGTTTTATTATGTTAGAAGAAACAAACGCTACAACAGGTAATGCAGAGTTTCCATTATTAGAAACATCGCAAACAACTTTTGAAGATTCTAAAAAAGCGTTATACAATTGGACGCCTGTACCATATAACATAAGTTTAAACGTATATTGTTTTACAGCAACTGCTGAAAATGGTTTACAAATAGTAGAACAAATATTACCTTTCTTTCAACCAGACTATACGGTAACAGTAAATGTTATGCCTCAATTAAAAGTAAAAAGAGACGTACCAATTATTTTAAATAGTATAAATTATGAGGACAGTTATGATGGTGCATTTACAAATAGAAGAGCAGTAATATATACAATGAATTTTACAGCAAAAACATACTTGTTCGGACCAACAGTCAGTCAAGGTGTTATTAAAAAAGTACAATCAGATTTATATGCTGATACAGATACAGTAAATACTCCTAGAGAGGAAAGAATAACAGTTATACCTAATCCACCAAATGCAGATGTGACAGATGATTTTGGANTTACAACAACAATAGAAAATTTTACAGATGGTAANAAGTATAACACAACAACAGGTAGTGATGAATAATTATGGCAAATTTGGAAGACAAAGTAAATGAGATTCTAGGATTAGAATCTAAACCGGAAAACAAAGTAGAAGAAACAAAAGAGTTTCAACCACCTGTGGAAAGACCAAAAGGAGAGGTTGACGTAAAAACGGAAAAAGATATTAATCAAGATTACTCTTATAGTAGAGATAGTTATTATAATCTAATAGATAAAGGTAATGAAGCTATTGAAGGAATATTAGAAATTGCAAAAGAAGGACAACACCCTAGAGCATATGAAGTTGCAGGTCAATTATTAGGACAAGTTGCACAAACGGTAGATAAACTACAAGACTTACAGAAAAAATTAAAAGATTTAAAACAAGTGCCTAAATCGGCAAGTACAAACGTTAAAAATGCTCTTTTTGTTGGCTCCACTGCCGAGTTGCAGAAAATGTTAAACAGAAAACAAGAAGATGAAACAATTGAGAAAAATATTACT